TCACTAGCAGATTCAATTACAGTCTGCATAAATCCACCAATATCACTGCTCATTACTTTGTCAAAATCAACAAATGATTCAACTAAACCAATACCCTCAGCTTTACGAACACGATAAAAGTTTTCATCTAAATCTAAATCTCCATAATTACCAACAACTTCAAAAATATCAAGAATAAAATCTGCAGGATTTTCAATCCTTCCAAATTTCCCTAAATCATACATTTCTTGAACAGTATTTACTGCAGTTGTGTGTATTGCATCTAATGCTAATAAATCTTGTACCAACATCTCTCTTATATTTTGAGGATTTAAATTATGTTTTGTAAGAATATTATCTATAGATTGTAAATAATCCTTATACCTTTGATTACTCATCTTTTAATTCTCTCAAGATACTTGCTGCTTTGTGATTGATTTCATTAAGTTCTACAATAGTTTCTTCATCATTTCTATTTTGTAGAATATTAGAATTATTTTCCATCAACCATTCTTTGTAATATTCAGGATTTCTAAAAAGTTTTTTATAATCGAAAGATGTTAGTTTACTTGCCATACAATCCCCTTAATATATCTAATGCAACTTTTTGGTCATCAGATAGTGTCTCTCTTTTTCTATCCATACTCATGTCGTTAGATATATCAGGTAGATTCTTTGCTCTTCTCTGATTGTTTATTGCTGCTTGTAATAGTGCAACTACTTGACTTTCTGATTTAGCTACTGCATTTGTAAAATCAACACCTTGACTCCATACATTATCTTGTGGTGGAGTGCCATACATATTTGTGATACCTTCACTTCTTAATGGCATTTTTGTATTTTCAGGTGGAGGTCCTACTTGTATAGGTTTCATTTTCTCAGATTTTGGAGGTTCTTCACCCTTTGGAAATTTAACGACAGGTTTAAATTTTGTTCCTGCTGAAGGGTCAAAGCCCTCTTCAGGTTCAGGTATTCCTCGGTCTTGGTCTAACATTGCCAATTCAATCTCCAATCTTTTTACAAGTCCAGGAAAGTTTTTTCTATCTTGTTCAGTTAAAGATGTTTCCCAAACTTCTTGTATTTTATCTTCATCATCTAACAGTAAAGCATCATAGAATTTTTTACTAGATACTTTGCTCGGTCTGTTAAAAGTAGCTATTACCATAGTATCAAATTGTTCTTGAGTAAATGTAAGATTATAATTTTTTAACCTTTGGTTTACAATACGAACAATCTCTTTTAAATCTTCTTTTAGTAATTGTTCTGCTTTATCCTCTGTAATTACATCACCCATATCAAACTGTTCACCACCTGATAAATTACTGTGTCCATATCCAATAGATACTGATGCACCATCCTCATACGCCTCTAACTGTAAAGTCTCAAGCTCTTTTATGATTACTATCGCAGGAGGCGATACATCCATTTCCATTATCTCTTGACACCTGCTCTAAATAAATTTGTAAGATTAGAAACTGTCCTTGCACCTCTTGACCTTATCTGTTCACCAACTTCTTGTTGTCTTGCTGCCTCTTCTCTTGGTGCAAATACTTCTTCTTCTATATCAGATAAGTCTTCTGCAAGTTGTTCTGTATCAGGTTGTTCTCCTGGTTCAGGAGGTAAGTATGTTCCTTGTAAAGGATTTGTAGGGTCAAATACTAAATTACCTGAGGTAGCAGGTTTAAGTCCTTCTATCTCTGTGTTAAACATATCTAATCTCTGTTGTATCTTATTAGATATGTAGTTTCTTTCTTCTGCATTCAAAGGAGCGCCTTTTCTACTTTTTGCTTTTGTAAGTAAATCATCAACAATATCATCCATTTGTTCATTATCTATTTTTGGAGATGTAGTTTTTACAGCTTTTCTTACACTAAAGTTTGTGCGTAGTACACCAAGACTTTGTAACCAATCTAATTTACCACCATTATTCATAGAAAACTCCATAAGTCTTCTTATGCCTTTTACAAATTCTTCATCTACCATAGCACCTTGTGTTTTTGTAAGGTCAAGTAAACCAACACTTGCCATTTGATTTTTAAGTAAAACACGAACTGCAGGTTCTATATCTCTTGCCGCCTCTCCTGCTTGATATGGAAAATACACAAAGTCGTAACCTTGTGCAGTCAAGTATTGTTCTGCAGATACATCTCTTTCTACACCATCTACCTCAACTTTATACTTACTTTGAAATCCATCACCTAGTGGTTTTCCTGATGGGTCTAAACCTCCTAGTACATCTAAAACAAACTGTGTAGCATCATCATTTTGTACTACATCTGATACATTAGGGTCAATGTCAATAACATCTTGTTTATCTCCATCACCTCTAGGTATTGTATAGCCTTCTAACTCTCCATTACTCATCTGATAAATCTCCTATTCCATACTTGGTAACTTCATTATAAAACACATCTTGGAAGACTGGAAGAAACTCAGGAGTTTCTTGTGAAAGCAAAGAACCTTTTTTATACAGCAAATCACGAACTTGTTGTGCCTCTTCTGTATTTGTTGTTCTTATCCAGTTGACAGCATCTTCTTTTATTGCAAAGTTTTTGCCTTTTTGTACACCAATAATTACTTGATTTCTGAAATCAAGATAATCTTTCATCTCTTTATATAAATCTAAGTTTGCAGCTCTTGGGTCTTCAACAGCTTGTTCCAATATTGGTATAACTAAATCCCAATCAAATGTTCTTGGTATCTCTTTTCCTGGAAGTTTTGTTGCTACTTCAGCAGGATTTATTTCATAAGCAAGAGGAAACATTTGTTTAAGTGTAAGTTCTAATTGTGCCATTTCTTTTTTCTGTTCTGATGCTGTATATTGTTGTGTATCCCATTTAGCTCTGTATCTTTCTTTCATTGCTCTTTCGACTATTGATGCTGCATAGGTAGCTGACCTCCAGTAAAACTCTTCTTTATTTAGTGGTGTAATGTTTCCAAGTCCTTTTTGTATTCCATAAGATGTATAATCAACATCACCACTTCCAAGACCACCAAAGAAATAAATTATACTTCCGCCATAATCTCCATATAATTCTTCATTATTCATCAAGAAATCATATTCAGGTTTTGTTCTTGCCATAGGTCCTGATTCAGATATGCTTTTACCTTTCAGTTGTAATTGTGCAGATGTAAAAGCAGAATCTATATCGTATATATCAAGACCTAGTAATCTTACAACCTCTAATGTTGCCTCATAGTCAGCTTGTTTCTGACCCATAGTAAGTGCATAGTGGTCTCTCAAATCTTGATAGAAACCATGTAGAATAGATAGTTCTACAAAACTATTCCAGGCTACACCTGAAGTTTCTTCTTGTGTTCCATACCATTCATTAAATGTACTGTTTTCTGCATCAATACGATATAAAACATTTACCCTTGGAACTAATGGGTTTATGTTTCTATCCCATGCTTTCAACCAATAAATGTTATCTCTAATTGTTGCAGCAGTGTCAAACAAAAACTCAGGGTCATCTGCTCTATCAGGATGTAGTATTGCTGCTATCTGTACAGATTGTGTTGTTGCACTAAGGTATAAATCTTCATCAAGTCCTTGTAAATCTAATTTACTTGCTATAGCGTTAAAAGCATTTTTTGCTGTAGCAGGTAATATTTCTTCTGTAAGAATTTCTCCTATGATACCTTTCAAGTCTCCATTACCCATAGATTCAAAAGGTAATCCAAATTGAAATATTGTTCTTTCTAATAATCTTCTTGTCTTTGGATTATCCCTTGTTGCAAAACCTGTAGGTATAGCAACGACTGGACCTAATGGTGGGAACAAGCCACCACCTGCAACTCCTAGTGCAGATATTGGAAAACTTCTTTTGATAATTATATTGCTTTCTTCAATACTTACATCATCTGTCCAAGTACCTCTACCTTCAGATTTAACATAATCTTCTAACGCAGTACCTCCAACAGGAAGTATTAAATATTTTTCTCCAAACTTGTCTGTATAAATATAATTATTCTCAACACCTTTTCTGTATGCAAAACCAACTTGAGCAACCGCTCTAGGATTAGCTACAGACAACTGTGTCCATCTACCAAGAACTTCTCTATATGCCTCAAAGAAAGGTAATCCAACTTTATAAGCCTCTGCTACATAACCTCTTTCTAATAAGTTATATAACAAACGATTATGAAGTTCAAAAGCGTATGCAGATGCAGTTTTGTTTAAATCATTAAATGTCATATTTCTTGTGGTTGTTTGTCTTATACCATCTAGGTCTAACATTGTGTGATAATCTATCTCTGTAAATTCAGAAACAATACCTGATTTCTTTGGATTGTTTAAAACTAATTTACCTGATTTAGAATCTACCATTGCAAGAAGTCCACTTCTTTGCATAAACTCTGCCACATCATCATACTTTGTATTACCCATCTGTAATACTTTTCTTAATTCTTTAATTGTTGGTGTAGGATTTTCTTTGATAAGAGCCTTAAAATTAGTTGTAATATCAAAAGTATTTTTATCTGTTCCTGCATGAAATTCTTTTAAAACTTTCACAAATTGTCTATCTTGTGAAGAATCAAGCACACCATCAACTAAAACATTTCTTCGAGGTAAAGTTGAGTAATAAGTTCCAATCTTAGTGTTTTCATCACCTAATCTAATACCACCTGCTGTTTCAATAGAATATGCTTTACCTTCTGCGTTTGCTAGATTTAAATCTAACTCAAGTTGTTGTTTACTTGTTGCTTGTAATACCCTTGGTGCATATTT